CGCGCACCATCGAGGCGAGCCGGAAGCGCGCCGACCACAACCTCGACATGCGGGTCATCAGCCGCGCGAGGCGGCGATGAAGCTCACGTCGGCCGGGGATCAGTGGCGTCGCGTTGTAGCCCTGTTGCACGGGCGCAGCCTGGCCTGGACGCTGCGACCGGTGAGCAAGTCGTGTCTCGGTGACCTGGAACGGCGCGACGCGTCTGGAGGCCGCTGGGTGCCTGGGACCGGGAATCGGAAGGGGGTTGCGCGAAAGGACTGAAGGGATCTAAAGTTCAGGCCGACCGTTGGTTCACGCCAGCGGTCGGCCTTATCAGCAGCTCGCGGTAGCAGCGCGAGGTGAAGACTGGGACGCATTGTAGTCCAGTCTCCTACCTTTCCTGTAAACAACCACGACAGACGATACGGGTGGGCGGGACCGCCACTGCCACCTACGTTCCACCCGTGAGACGCCGCCAGCACTGTGGGAAGTGCAAGCTGGCACCCCGAGGAGTGAGCAGGACTCACCGCGAGAGGGGGCACTGGGCTGCGTGCGAAGCAGTCGAAATCTCGCGGGTCAGCTGCCGTTCGTCACCGGCAGCTGCCACTACTAGCTGACAGACCACCCCTGCCCTGGGAGAAGGTCTGCCTTCGGCTAGCGCCTCAGAGCAGTGGTGCTCCGCACCCCTGCTAAGAAGCTCAGAGGAGAAGCATCCTCCGGTTCTAGATCGTGAAGATCAGCTGGAACGCGCGGGCGGGCGCGCGAGGGGAACGATAGGGCTACTGCCATAGCCAGGAGATAACCATGACCGATGAGAGCAAGCGACTCGAGCGAGCGAAGAAGCTGATGGAAGCACTGCAAGTGGCGCAGACGCAGGTGAACGAGCTGATCGACCAGGTCGACAAGGTGCTGCGGGGCGAGGTGGCGATGGGCGACACCCTCAAGACGCTCGAGCGGCACTGGGACGGGCTGTGGTCGGCCCGCTACGGCGGGCACTACGTCTGGAACTACACCCGGGACCGCGCGCAGTGGAAGCGCCTGCTGAAGAACGTCCCGCCCGAGGAGCTGCTGCGACGCAGCGAGACGTTCCTGCGGGACGGTGACCCGTTCAACACCCGGGCGCGGCACGCCTTCGCGCTGTTCGCGTCGACGGTGAACCGCTACACGACCGAGCTGCCTGCGAGCGAGCTGTCCCTGGACGCACCGCCGGTCGACTGCCACCACCAGCCGCAGTGCCAGTCAGACCAGGAACACTCGAGGCGCGTGAGCGCAGAAGCGAGGGACGCGCGATGAAGAACGCATTGTTGCAATCAATGACCCTGGTGCTGCTGATCGCGATCTGGTTCTGGAGCGTGACCGCCAGCTACACCGCAGGCTACCGGGACGGGATCACCTTCACGCACACTCTCCAGGCGGGCCGGTGACGCGTCGCAAGCCGGTGGCGGAAGCCGAGCGGACGCTACCTCACGACCTGGAAGCCGAGCGCGCGGTGCTCGGTGCCATCATCCTGCACAACGACGCCTACGCCGAAGCGACGAAGTGGATCACCGAGCACGACTTCATGCGGGAGGCGCATCGCCGCTGCTGGTGCGCGGTGACGCGGTTGCTCGACCGGCCAGGCGGGAGCTGCGATCTCCTGCTGCTCCGCGCCGAGCTGGACCGGACGCACGACCTCGAGGAGGTGGGCGGCGTCGGCTACGTGGCGGGCCTGGTCGACGGTGTGCCACGGTCCACCAACGTCCGCAGCTACGCCCAGGTGGTGCGGGACAAGAGCCAGCTGCGCGGTGTCATCTACGCGGCGAACCGGATGCTGACGAGCGCCTACGACGGCGACGTGCCTGCCACCGACGTGCTCGCGGAGGCCGACAAGGAGATCGTCACGCTGCAGCACGGCGCGATGGACAGCCGCATGGCGTCGGTGGCGCGCACGCCTGGCCGGTTGCTCGAGGTGCTCGAACACCGCGTCGCGAACCGAGGCCAGCTGCTCGGCGTGAACACCGGCTTCCAGTCGATCAACGACCTGACCATGGGCTGGCAGCGCGGCGACGTTGTCGTCATCGCTGCGCGGCCGTCCATCGGGAAGACGACGCTGGTGCTGAACAGCGCAGTGGCGGCGTGCGAGACAGCACTGCCCGATGGCCGCTTCCCTCGAGGCGCGATCTTCAGCATGGAGATGAAGCGCGAGCAGCTCGAGCTGCGGCTCTTGTCCGCGCTGAGTGGCGTGCAGCTGACGTCGCTGAACGGCGGCTGGATCGGTGACGAGTCGTGGACCGCTATCACCGACGCGCTCGGGCGCATCGAGAAGCTGAACATGAACATCGACGACGCGCCAGGTCGGACGGTGTCGGACATTCGTCGCGAATGTAGACACCTGCGGAGCGACGCGGGCCTGGACTTCGTCGTGATCGACTACGTGCAGCTGATGCGCGGGACGCTCGAGCGTCGCGGGGCGAACCGCAACGAGGAGATCACCGACATCAGCCGCCGCCTGAAGGAGCTGGCCGGTGAGCTGAACGTGCCGATCCTGTTGCTGTCCCAACTAAACCGCGCAGCCGAGGGACGCAGCGACACCAGGCCGAAGCTGTCGGACCTCCGCGAGAGTGGCGCGCTCGAGCAGGACGCGGACCTGGTGTGCTTCCTTCACCGTCGGCACCATCGCGAGAGCGGCGTCACCAACTTCATCGTGGAGAAGGCGCGCAACGGCCCGACGGGCACGGTGAACCTGACGATGCACCGGGAGACGACGTGCTTCACCGACGGCGGCGAGGAGACGCCCGAGCAGAAGAAGGCGGCGGCGGCGGAAACAGCGGCCGACAAGGAGCACGCCCGGGTGCGCGCCATCATCAAGCACCGGTCGAAAAAGGCCAGCTAACTTCCCAATCGACAAGCTGGGCATTGTTGGTCACAATGTGCGGGTCCAGAGGAGGACACCCGCATGGCGAAGAAGACGAAGTCGAACGGTAAGCCCGCCCCGAAGCCCCGCACCCCGCGCTCGCAGACGCTGCCAACGATGGAGCGTCTGCGAGATCAGATGCTCGACAACCTCTGCGAGTCGATAGGCGACTATCGCGACACCCGCTCTCAGCTCGACGCCAACGAAGCCGCCGACATGCAGGCCGCGCTGCAGCGGATGCACGACCTGGACGCGCACAGCTACCAGCACGCAGGCATCGAGATGCTGCGCGTGCCTGGTGGCAACGAGAAGCTCCGCGTGCGTCGGAAGAAGGACGAGAAGCCCGCGTCCGCAGCGGCACCGAGCGCCCAGTGATCCAGCAGACGATCTTCGATCTTCGACCGATGGAGATCGGCGGCTTCAAGCTGACCGGCCGCGCAGCGATCCCGCACGGGAAGCCCTCGCTGCGCGGTTGGATCAACGCGCTACAGCTCGCGGTGGGCGCGCATGAGAGTTCCCCCTACTGGATCGGGGATCTCATGGCCTACTCGGAGACGCGCGGCGACTGGAGCGAGAAGCTCTCCCAGGCACTGAGCCTCACCGGCTACGCCGAGCAGACCCTGAAGAACCTGGGCTACATCGCGCGGCACGTCGCAGAACCCGAGCGACAGATCGCGCCGAGCGTGGCGCACGCGGCCGTCGTCGCGAAGCTCCAGGCCGGTGAGCAGCATGAACTGCTCGACATCGCGCGGGACCAGCAGCTCACCGTCACCGAGCTGCGCCAGGAGGTGCGGCTGCGCTCGAGGCGCAACGTGCTCGAGGGACAAGCGGTGCTCGAGGGGCGCTACCGCGTGATCTACGCGGACCCTCCCTGGTTGTATGGCAACAGCCAGCCATCCGGCAGCAACTCGCAGTCGCACTATCCCGCCATGACCATCGAGCAGATCTGCGCGCTGCCGGTGGCGGCACACTCGCTGCCCGATGCCGTGCTGTTCCTCTGGACGACTGCGCCGATGCTCTACGAGCACCCGGGACCGCGCGAGGTAGTCGAAGCCTGGGGGTTCACGCCGAAGACGCAGCGCATCTGGAACAAGGTCGACCACAACTTCGGCCACTACTTCAGCGTGCAGCATGAACTGCTGATCGTCGCGACGCGCGGCAGCTGCCTGCCTGACCGGCCGACACCGATGCTGCCGTCGGTGGTGACCGAGCGACGCGGCGAGCTGGAGCACTCGGAGAAGCCCGACTCGTTCCGGCGCGACATCGCGAAGATCTACGACGGTCCCTACCTCGAGCTGTTCGGGCGCAAGCGCGTCGACGGCTGGGACGTGTTCGGCAACGACGCGGCGTTGTGGCGGGAAGCGGTGAGCGCATGAGCCTCTTCGAGCCGCGCATCCCCGTCGAGCTGACGCTCCCCGAGCTGGAGGCGTTCGCGCGCCTGAACACCGCAACCGAGAAGCCTGGTGGCTGGCAGACCCTGCACGACAAGATCTTGAAACGCTACGCGGAGGCTGTCGATCTGCTCACTGCGTTCCTCGAGGACGACGAGCTGATCAAGGTGCAGCACTACGCGTTCACCGGCCATGGTGGCTACCAGAACGCGTTCAAGATCATCTATCACGCGGCGGTGCGCGCCGGTTGGAAGCCGAAGCCATGACGCACGACGAAGCCGCCGCGCTGATCCAGACCATTCGATCCTTCGTTCAGGACGCGCCCGCGAAGCCGCTGGGCCGACCAGGCCCGCCGCCCGCAGCGCCACCGAACGGGAAGCCGAAGGAATACACACCGCAGGAGTCGTTCGACTTCGAGCGCATCTACCTGGCGTTCAAGGCGCGCCTGGTCGACGAGCTGCGCGAAGACCCGATCCTGCTGCAGCTGATCATGCAGCGGCCCGAGCTGGTCGTGGAGTTCGAACCGCGCGTCGTCACCATCAGCGGCAACACCAGCGGCACGACGCGCGAGCGTGTCGCGCGGCTGATCGCGCTGGGCTGGTTCGACGAAGCGAAGACGACCGGCGGCACGCGGCGTGAACTGACACGCACGGGCGCGGACCCCGGTGGAGGTGGCACACTGTCCGACGTGCTCGCATCCTACGTGCGCGACGGGTTCCTCACGCGCGAGGGAGACGGTTACAGTAAAGCGCCTGGTCTGAAGGTCACCGAGAAGGAGCTGGTAGCCCGATGATTACGATTCAACTGCTGCTGCTGGTGCTGGCGTTCGTCTGCTTCCTGGCTGCGACGGCGGGCGTCTCGTCGAAGATCAACCTCGTTGCCCTGGGCCTGGCGCTCTGGGTGCTCACGCTGATCGTGCGCTGATGCTGAACACTGACAAGACCGCCGAGGAGTGGAAGGCCGACTACGAAGGCGCGTGTAAGACCGTCGCGATGATGCACGCGGCGGCAGTCGGTGAAGTCACCGGCCCGACGCGCGGCGTCGTCGAAGACGTCGCGGACCTTCGTGCTGCCCTGCTCGCGATGCGGGACGCGGGCGAGATGCTCTGGGTGGTGCTCGCGAATGTCAGCGGCGGCGACTGGACACTCCAGACGCCGGAATGGCAGGAAGCCGCTGCTCGCTGGCGCGACGCCTACTTCGCTGCCGTGCGCCTCGCGCCGAAAGCGGTGCAGCGTGGCTGACAAGAGCTGGAAGAAGTTCGAGCGCAACTGCTCGCGGGACATGGGTGTCGAGCGACAGCCGGTGACCGGCGAGCGGGACGGTGCCGACAACGCGCCACACCCGATGTTCGCGTTCCAATTCAAGAAGCGCCTGATGCTCCCGTCCTGGCTGTGGGACTGGCTCGGCGGCATCGTGCAGACCGGCCTGCGCGCCGAGAAGATCGGCGTGCTCGTCGTGAAAGCTCCCGGCATGGACG